TTCGCACGTCCATGAGTCTTAATTGCGTCAACTGTTGCTGCAATCTTGAATGACTCACCGATGATCTGTGAGACGTTAGAGCGGAGAGTAGGCTCGCCAACTGTAGTGTCTGAGCTATTAGCCCCTTCTACTAAAGCATTTACTCCTGCAGAGCGAATTGAGTCTTCCATCCACTCGAAGGTTCGGGCGTTGACTTTCTCAGTTTTGATGCTGCTTTGGAAGGGAGTACTAGTTGGAGAGATGTTTGCAATAGTTGCAGAAACGTCTTCGGCCATACCAACTACGGTATAGGTTTGTAATGTAGCCATGTTAAATTACCTGTAAAAAATTAGAATGATTATTCCCAGCCAGACATAATCGCCGCTGCAATATCATCAAGATCACTACCTCTGGACGCGCTGTTTCGCAGTTTGTCCTGAGTCGCCTTTGCCTTCTGTTGTTTAACATCAGACTTAGTGAGAGGGGCTTTCTTTGATCGCAAGATTTTCTTAGCTGCTGTCGATTTCTTTTTAGTCGCCACAGATTTACTTTGGTCGTATAACCTAGCTTTATTCAAAAGCATGATTACAGTCGGGTCTGTAAACTGATTAACTTCGGCTTCTGCAAGTCCTCGGGATATCGCATATTGACGGATATCGTTGTACATAGAGTTGGACCAGTCCGGGAGTTCAGCCTGGAGAACCTTGACACATTCCTTGGCAGCAATCTGCTGCTGTTGTGCCCGTTGCTCTTTAGCATAACCTACTAATTGATCTGACTCTTCAGTTAGAAACTTGAGCTCATCCTGAGCTGCTCTACTCTCGGCACGGAGGGCACCAAAGTCTTCCGCAGACATCTGCCTGCTCGCAAGGAGCATATCGACATCGGCATAGGGCTTATAGCGTTCTTGAGCGCGAGTGATCATCGCCTGTAGTGTTGCTGTTGATTTTTGCAGAGACTCATCGGCCTGTTTTTTCTGGGCTGCTGTCTCTTGAGACTTTCGAGTTAAAGATTGCTCTTGGCCATAGAGTCTTTTCAAGTCTTTTATGGATGCCTGCTTCGCTTCGCCATCAACAGTAATTTCGACCAAAGTATCTTCATCTAGATCAATTTCCTCTAGCTGCTCTTCTTGGTCTTCATCGCTGTCTTCTGACTCTTCGTTTTCTTCTTCAGGGTCCTCACTTTCTTGATCGTCTTCTTCACCTTCGCTTTCTTCTATTTCAGATTCGTCACCTGTCTCCTCGGTGGTATCATCTGTTGCCTCTTGAGACTGTTCAGATACCTGATCTTCATCAGGGTCATCCCAATTTCCAAGAATTGCGTCCACTGCATCATCGACAGAGTCGAGACCGTGGTATTCCGAAGTGGGTTCTGCTTGGACGTTATCAGTGTCTGACATGATCCTTATTCCTCTTCTGAGCGGCTTTCGCTTGCTCTCTCATTAATATCATCGCGTACTGCGACTCGTTGTTTTAAAGTGTTAACAATATCGACCAGGGCCTTGTAGCTTTGATAGGCACCTTCGCGGTTCTCATTTTCCCCGGGCGCAGATGTAGCGAATGACTGGAAGGTCGTTTCGACCAAGTCATTAACTACTGAGTCAAAGGCTTCACTTTGCAGTAACACCTCTGCTGCTGTCCCTTCGTTTACTAACTGCTCTTCTGTCTTCATTTGTAGATTGTCTCCTTAAGACACGCACAAAAAAGCCCACCGAAGTGGGCTGTAGTTTCTGACTATATCTAGCCATTAGGTGAAGCAATAGCAGTAATTTCTTCGGCCTGTTGTGCCAGGACCAATTCCGCTATGTTCATTTCTTTCTTATGATCCAACTGGTCTTCTTTGTGATCTAACTGGTCACTTGCGATGGCTAGTTGGTTCTCGAGTTTCATGCGCTCGATCTCATTCTTCATCTCAGCCATTTGCATTTCCATCTGAAGCTTCATCTCGCCAATTGTAGTCTGACGTTCTTGTAGTTCCATCTGCTGCTGTAGCATTTGCTTCTGCATTTCTTCAGCTGGATCTGGCTGTGGCTCTGGTAGCTCCTCTGGATTTGTGAGGTATGTATCCACATCCTTGATGCCTGTCATCGTCATGATCTTCTTAGCCAGTTCGTACTGGTTGGCCTGCTGGTACATGACAGAGAGATTAGGGTCAGCAGATAGCATTGCATGGAGGTTTAAATACTTCTCAGCCTCTTTCTGCTGCTCACCGTACCCTAGGTGCATCTCAATAGTGACATCACGCTTTTCTTTCCAGGCTCGAGGGTTGACCTTTACATATTTTCCAGAAAGCTCAACGATCTTGTCCTGAGTCTCATTCTCAACACACAATAGATATACTTCTTGAAACAGTGGTTTGACAAACTGTGACGCAAAGTTCCGTGCAATTATCTTTTGACGCTGCTGAGACATAGTGGCCAACTGCTCAACCATTGCTGCTGAGTTCTGCTGGCTTAGTGCATCTTTATTAAGTCCCTGGCTAATCTTACTGACACCAGTCGTATCCTCTTTGTCCTCATCCAACATTGCTATTGTTTGGAAGATAAAGGGGTTTAAAGGTGCCTGCATCATCGGTGAGATGGCATCAGGCCGTGTCACATTGACTAGGCCACCTACGCGGTTATCGATGAGTTCTCGCGGGTTCGTTAGGGCACCCTTTAATACGGTGTATCTAGGGTTGTTCGTAATCATCGCGTGGTCGAGAATTGACCGGGTTAATACTGTACGCGCATTCTGTGTCGCAATAACTTTTGATGAGTAGTTGTTACCATAGAATGTGTGTGGCACGGGCAGGGGACAGAATGTTACAAACGGTCTCCGAGTAGCCTTGGATTTCTCCAGTAGAACATTACCAGCCTTTACAACCCGGTATAGTTCAGCTTCACCTGTAGCCTCAACATCAAGCATTATGTAAGCTTCATAGACCATTACCGTTCTGACTTGGTCCTGATATCCACCGGAGTCAAACCCACGACCATTGCCTATGTTCTCAAATCGCGAGAGAACCTCTGGATCGGTCTCTAGGTCAACATCGTTATGCTCACCTATTTTGTCAATATCTGACTCGTCATAACCCATCAACCGTAGTTCACTGATAGTCTTTTTAGTCCGGTGGGCGCAGAAGTTAACATCGTCTAAATTCTTGGCCTGAGCTTCAATAAGAAATTCTTCAGGTGCAATGTTCTCAATGACAACCTGGCTGGTATCTACCTCTATACTAATAGTACCTGTATGGAGCCCTAGATCGTCTTCATCGTCATCTACTAGGTCAATACCATCTTGAGCCAGTAGCATGTCAAGCTCGTCTTCGGTGAGCTCCTCGAAGTCTTCATAATCGTAATCTTTAGACTCCTGCCAAAAGACTTTAGCCACACCCACACGGGCGACTAGGCCATCGAATATCACGCTGCTGAAAATATTGTATAAGTCATTCTGTCTGTGACAAACATAGTCTGTGTACTCTGTGCAGACTTGGGCCATCAGGACATCTTCTTGATTTTGTGCGGCAAACTTTACTGTCTTGTTACCGCTAGAGAAGGTTTCAAGCAAAGCAGCGCGGAGTGATTCGACAGCGTCATAAACATCGAGAGAAACGTACTTACTATTGCCATCGTGAATCGGCTTCGGTAGCGTTCCGTTGTAGTAGTCGATGACCTTACTACGCTCTGTACTTAGCTCGCTGTCCGAATACCCCACGGACCTACCGATGCAATCATCGATAAGAGTGACGATGTTCGTGTCCTCGAGTTTCTTGTAGTCTTTTTTAGCCATTTTTATACCATCTCAATATAGTAGTTGTCGCTAGATTCCACGGGTTCCCAGGCACCCTGGTGAACATGATTTGCGATTGCCAAGCTCATAACACAGTCATCAAAGCAGCCTGCCTCAGCCTGCATTGCGCCTGACTCAGTGACGATGTAACTCATCATTTCTCGCACGGTCACCTTGTCGTTAAGCTCAATCTCCTTTTCACGCATTGATGCGCGGAGTTGGTCAATGATCAAAGGCTTTGTCTTCGATGTGGTTGTAAAACCTAGTTTTATAGTTTCTCGGTCCGTTAGTTTGTCTACCTGAACCTCTGTGAAAAAGTTTGGATATGCCAAGTCTTTGCCGAGGCGGGTACATGTCAGAATACCGTGGGAGTTATTTTCCACAGCGACTAAAGCATCGTTGTAGTAGGTACCTAGTGCAAACAGTATCTCTGCAAAGTAGTCAGGATGAACATGTGCTCTAAAGCAGGCTACTTGTCGTTTCTTTGAGTCTAAGACCTGAGCAACGCTGTAGTCGCCGTCCCGTAAACCCATAGCCGGGTCTGCGCCTATGCAGTAGCTTTCGCCAGGCACATGTTTACGCCAAGTAAACAGTTCGCCTCTGGCATTGTCACGCCACTCACCGTCTTCCCAGGCTAGTCGTTGCTCTAGGTCGCGGGTATCTGCCAATGAGCCCACAAGCTGCTCTGGGTTAAACACCGGGCGACCCGTGTTTCTAAATGCGGATTCGGGGGAGGAGGGGTACTCCTGATTAAACAGGTCGAGACCGTTCTGCGCTATCTTCTTGCGCCGAAACATCAACTGTTCATCATCTAAGTCATACTTTTCTGCTAGGGCAACTTCTTCAGGAGATCGCTCAAACTCAGGCGTAACTGGTTCGCGGTACTCAGGACCAGCAAACCAAGGAATAAAGACAGGCACAAAACCGTTACTACCATCAACTGCACCAGCCCACAGGTCATGAAAAATGCCTGTAATACCGTTTGCAGTACTCTCGACAAAGATGGCAGTGCCTGGCGTATTAGGTACAGCCTGTGTGAGGCCATTCCAGTTATCGAGTGCAGTACTTTTTTGCCAGAAAGCCAACTCTGAGGCGTGTACATGAGTAAGCGTTTCGCCTCTACCGATAGATTCACCACCCGCTGTCGCAACCACAAAGCTACTATCAAGTACGTCAAAATTCATCTCCCGTCTACTGGAATACTTAGTGTGGGGCTTAAGAATGTCAGGGCAATGCTCATGAAAGCGTTTGGTCATATCAAACAACGCCCGGGTAGAGTCTGCATGGTGGGTAATTACCATAGCCTTACTGGCTGCCCTTTGGCTCACACTGAAGTATAAGTATCCACCAGTGTAGGTACTCAGGCCCTGTTGTCTGGCTTTAAGAATGATTACTCTGACCTTACCTTCTGCTGCTACCTGTGCAGTTACAGCTTTGTCTAAAATGGCTTGGGCAGTATTCAGTTTTAGGGGGGATATGTCGCCTGACTTGGTTCGTATCTTTAAGGCTGCTTTTGAGTAAAAGCTAAAGTCAGTGAGTAGTTTTTTCCGGATTGCTTTCAGTTTCTTGTTCTGGTTCATCACTTATCTCATCCTCGATCAAGAGTGAAGCCAAGAAGTCTTCGGCCTTGTGTATAGAAACGTCAGATTTGGACGCTGGCTTTGACTTTGTGAAGTCCAAGACCAAACGGGCTGCTGCCAATCGTTCTCGGGTCTCGCCCACAAGTCGCATTACTTCGACTGCAGTTTGCAGTGCTTCCTTTTGGTACTCATCTTCAATATTAAATTTTTCTGACATGATCTCAGTTATCCTTTTTGCGTCTTTTTTAGCCTTCGCTCTCATTGGCTCAATAGTTTCTTTTCGATAGCCATCAGGAACCCCTTTGGGACGACCAGGGTTTTTCCTAGCCTTGGTTGACCACTGCCGCCTTTTCTCTCTTCCCTCTGGCGTTTCCATTAGAGTTGAGAAGTAGTTCTTTTTGGGTGCCTTTTTTGGGTGCAGTGTCGGCTTTGGGGGTGCTTTTGCTCTTTGCTTTCGGGGCTTGATTTCTTCCATTGATCTCACTCTCTATCAGTTCAGCAACAATTGTCCTGCTCCCAGATGATTGGTGGCAGAACATTTCCAACGGCATCTCAGACAAAAGCTCAGTGAGCATAACGCTGCGCTGGTCTTGACTGAGAAGTTGACTGTTTTTTATACACTGGATTGCATCGAGGACATCTAGGATTTCTATTACTGTAGCTTTCATTGCATAACTCTCCTTATGCTTTTAGGCAGTGAGTGCTCCCGGTTGAGGTGTTAACGCACCAGGGTTTTTCTTTTCTTCTTCGTCATCTTCCATCTGGGCAACACCAGCCATGATAATTGCTAGGACAGTTACAATAGGATTAGCATGGAACGACACTGGGATTTTGCTTGAGTTAAAGTGGCCCTGGATAAGCTTGGCTGTTTCTGGGGCTACCTTCTTCATTAGTGTCGGATTCATCACATAGAGAATGACCGGATCTACTGAGAACTCAGCATTGTTACGCTTGTACTTTGTGTAGTCCGTATCTTTGGAGTAGTACTCTTGATAAATCTTACGGTTCATTTTCAAAAGATTAGCAGTACTTTCTGGAGACAACCCTTCGCCTTTCATCTCAGCGATAAACTGCTTTTCCCAGTTGATCGGAGAGTCCCTTAGAAACGAGGTCCCAAGTTCAGGGTTAGCTTCAAAGAAGACTTCAGTTTGATCCTGGATAGCTTCGATTTCGGCACGGATCTTCTTGGCTCTCTCCAAAGTTTTCTTGTTGAAATCATTTGGTGTTGCCAGGGCATTAGTAAGTATCTGCCCAATCTCTGCACGGAGGCTTCTTTGGTTAACACCTAGTCTTCCACTGCTCTTTGGGTGCATGTTGGGCATCGAGTAAGACTGTGTCTCACCGTTGCCTGGTGACCTGCTTTCAAGTGCATGACCGATGTTCTCATGGATCAGTGTAATCAGGAATTCTAGGTTAGTGATTGGTTTACCATCCGAAGGACTACGGACACCGGCAGCTAGAACTCGGGCTTCACCTAAAGAGTCACCAATGTCTGCGAAGTTGCCAAGACTTGTGTCATTAATAGATTTACCAGAGGCCGCTAAGTAGTCTCCTCGATTATCAAATATCCTTGGGAATATATTAAGGATCTCTGCAATCTGGAGAATATCAGCTTCGGTGCTTACGCCTTTTTCAAACTTGCTACCAGGCTTACCAATAGCAACCTCAAAAGCCTCTTCGGCTTTGGGCATACTATCTTTGGTATTGGCCGGAGTAGGGCGGGCCATGTTGGGGATTACATCGGGCTTCCCGAATGGGAGGTCGAGTTGTGCGGAGTCTACTTGGTTGAGGATTCCACCTTCTACTTCTTGGGTAGGGCGTGAAATTCCTCTGGAAGAGACGCTTTGGCTTCCGAGTTGACCCCCTCGGGATACGCTATCTGCAGATAGTTCTCCTGCGTTAGCTCGAACCCCATCTTTCTCATTGATGCCAAAATTGGGTCGCTCAGTTTCCCATTGGGCTGCTCTAATATTGCCTGCTGTTTCATATACTTTCTGCCTCGCCTGTTCTAGGCTTAGTTTACCACCTTTATAGTCTTCCCAGATAGCCCTTACAGAATCGACATTCTTTTTCTGCGCTTTCCATTCTTTCGGAAACAAACCCCTGGCCGCTTCCCAGGTTATAGACTGCATTTCACGGGGAAGGATACCTACTTCTGCAGCAGCCCTGCGATATGCCTCGGCGTATACACCGTAAGTACCATAGCTTCCTACATTTGCACTGTCTGGTGTACCAAAGTTATTCACAACCTCAATAGACTTTTGAGAAAGCGGTAAGAATAAAGCCGCTGCTACGGCATGGGTATCTATGGTTACGTCACCTTGATCACTATTAGGAGCCAGGATATTGTTGTAAAAGTTTCTTCTTTTGTGACCTTTGCCCATTGATACTGAAATCATCTCTTTTGTTGGTTGGGCAAGTATCCGCATAGCAGTTGCTATTGGCGCTAAATCAGAAAATGCAGCTTTTGTTTTACTACCGTCTTTGTTGGTGGCCCAGTCTGACAAGTCTCCTTCGGGCGTGACAATTTTGTACCCTCTTTCCTTGGCATTAACAACGTCATAAAACCTAACAAAGTAAGCCTGCTCGACTGGGTCTAGCTGAGAAAGAGTTTTTCCACGAATGGCTGCAGCGTATGCAATGTGCTTTTCTTTGCCTTTTGGGTTTTTCACTGCTTCAGCAAATGTCATCAAAGCTTCATACTCGGCATCGCCAAATACAGTGTCTTGGTGATTAGTCCACATGTCTATTGTTCGTACACCTAAATCGTAGTTGATGTACCAGTCTAGCCCTGGACTTAGGGCAGACATTACGCCTGCTACAGCCTCTATAGTTTGACCATAATCATCTGCGGTTTGCTGAGATAGCTTGTTTGCTCCGACATACCATAACTTTGCACGTTCCCGGTATTCTGGAGAGACACTGTCATACAGAGCGAGTAAATTATTCTGGGCAAATTCGACAGTTTGCTCAAGAAATTCCTGATCGTTTCTAGGCTCATTTAGTAAAGGTATGTAGGGCTTCATCTTTGCGACAACCCTTGGAACTAGTGTTTCATCTTGATTTATCAGTTCCAAGCTCACAGGACGACTGTCTTCGTTAGAGTCGTACAGAGGTTTTGCGCCAGTTGGCATAGCAGGGCTAATTCTAGATTGTTCGTTTGGGCCTGAAACATCAGGAGCACCAAGGCTACGAGAATCCATAGGATCACTTAGGTCTTGTACTTCATCCTGTGCAGTTAGTACTGCCTGTTTGCTTTCCTGCTGCTGAGTCACTCGATCCATGTACGGTGCCAGGTACTTATCGATTGCCTCTGGTGAGACCTTCTGTTCCTGGAGTCTTTTGTACATGCTTTCGAGGGTGGCGACTGGGTTAAGTCCTAGGTCTAACTGTAGGTCTTGTAGTGACTTAAGTAGTAGGGCTTTTTCGACTTTAGTAATGCTTTCATCTGCGTTTAGCTCGTCACTTAGTGCGGCTGCGGCCTTACGGTTGTTCTCAATGCCACGCTGGTAGTTTTCTTCCTGGCGGCTGAGTTTAACCTGAGCGCCTTGTTGTGCAGCCCCACGCTCACGCTCGATCCAAAACTGTGGATCTGGGTTTACTCTAGGCTTAAGTATCCGTATTAGACGAGTCAGGTCAGGGACTTTACCGCCACGGACTATTGACTGTTGCGCCCCTATAGCTGCGTCAACCATTTCAGGATTTGGCTCTGTCTCAATAACCTGATCAAGCAGATTCATTAACTGCTCGGTGTCCAAACCTAGTACTGATGACAGTGTGCCTTCAGGACTTTCGGCAGCAGGCATACCGCCCTGGTTGTATATACGTTCGTCAAGGTCTGCATCGTTTTGAGCCTG